AACAGAAACATGGACTCAGAAGATCATGGTGATGTTCATCGGTGCAGTTGGAGTCGCCATTGGATTACCACTTGTGATGTAAGGAAAGCGACAGGGTGAAGAACCCGTATCGCACCTTGACTATCAATGGCAGACCGTAGGAGGGGAATATTCGACTTCTTGAGGCGATCAAATGAGCCTCAGATTATCGAGTTGCCGACGGAGACGAAAGCCGACATTGATTGGGATCGAAAAGCACTTGCATCGATGACCAAGATCGGCATCAATACTTCGTTTGGATCTGGGGCTTATCCTAAAAAAGAAGGTGCAGATCAACCAATCTCTTACAGTTTGATTAAACAGATCGCCAACAAATCAGAGATCGTCAATGCTATTGTTAGAAGGTGCGTTGATGATACGATCGCAAATGGATATGAGTTCGTTCTTGATCATGGAGTTGAAGAAGGATCTGATGAACAATTGAAAAAGGTCAGAGCATTTTTCAGAGAACCAAACCCAGACGATATGGGAGACGAATGGTTGGAGTCTCTTCTGTTTGATCTTGTATTGTTTGGAGATGCTTATCTTGAACTCGATGGATCAGAAGACAGATCATCCAAGTCTGGAGAAGATTGGAACTTCGGTGGAGATCTTACTGCAATATGGCCGATCCCATCTGAGACAATGAAATTGGTTCCAGCGAATCAAACACCAAAGCCACCGAACATGGCATATGTCCAAGAGATCTCTGGCAATAAGAGAAGGTTTTCTTCTGAGAAGATCATTCATATTGCTAAGTTCAAACAGGGTCGAGGATATGGTCAATCTCCATTGATCCCACTATTGGAGACTATCTCAGGACAACTCAGTCTCTCTAATTATATGAATGCACTTTACACTGGTACTCTTCCCAAGACGATCCTGAATGTGGGGGATATTTCCAACTCTGAAATGAAGTCCATGTTGGCATTGATCGAACAACAATTGGCTGGCGGGAAATCACCATTCGGATTGATCGCAATCAATGGAGGAACTGGTTTCAATATGCACAGGCTTTTGGACACTACAAGAGAAGGAGCACAACTCGATCTCCTGTATTATTATCGAGAAGAAATCTGTGCAGTATTCGGGATCCCACCAATGAAGTTGGGATGGGTTCAGACTGGTAAGTTGGCTAATCCTGAACAACAACTTGACTCTTGGTACGATGTCGTGGAATCATATCACGCTCGTGTATCAGCCATGATCAATAATAAGATCCTGCCAAAGTTAGGAATATCGGATTGGAAGTTCAAGTTCATCACGATCAGGCCAAGCCGTGATAATGAAAGAGCAGAAGCATTTGGCAAGAGATCCAACGCTGTATCAATACTACGACAAGAGGCGGCGATCTCGATCAATGAAGCCAGACAGATGTTAGAACTCCCATTCATTATGGATGATCGTGCGAATGATCCATTCTTCATGTCACCAAAACTCATGATCAATGCTGGTGCAGGAGAAGTGAGTTCAGATGATGATCCAGAAGGTCCAGACTTACTACCAGAAGACACTGAGGATAAACCACAACCGATCGAAGAAACTCATCCAGCACCAGCCTATGACATGGATGGTTATGGAAAAGATGCTGGAGACTTTCCACAATTCACAGAAGCAGAGATCCAGTACGATATTGGAACATTCACTGATGAACAGATCTCAATGATGACTGATAGTGAACTCAATGCAATGACAGAATCGATCGAACAGATCGAGAGTAATTATGTTGAAAGAACTCTCGCAACTTTGTCATTCAATCAAAAGAGATTCGCAGATCAAGTGATCGGCCAGATTCTTGGAAAACTCGGAGGATCAGGGATCGAAGAAGAGAAGTCTATTCGTGTGAATAAAGCACTTGATCCAGATGATGTTGACTTTGCGATCGATGTTTTCGATGGTGCGAGCCAAGATCTTCTTGATCAGAACTTGATCGCAATGGGAGAAGATCTGAAATCTGGTTACGGAGCAACGATCTCCGCAACGGCTCTGGCAATGGGAGTTGATCTATCATTCACCAGAGCAGACGAAGCGGCTCTCCAATATTGGCAAAGGAGATGGCAAGTTCCAGCATTACGCAACACACTTGGGGCATATCGTGGTCAAATAACAACGATCATGGATCAAGCGAATCGTACTGGAAAGAACTGGGATTGGGTTGCTCGTGAAATGAGAAGAACAATCGATCCAACTGGAACCAAATATCCGTCTTATTGGTATGATCGAATCGCAAGAACAGAAGTCAGGAGAGTTGTTGAAAATGCTCACTTATCAGCGGCGAAGAAATTGGGATTCTCACAGGCAAAGAGATTGGTCACTGTTGATTCGGTTACAGACAAGGATCTATGTCTCCCATTTGAAAATGCAATATATCCAATAGACAAATCTGGCGGAGTATTGCCAGCACATCCGAACTGTCGATGCAGTTTTGCAGTGATCCCACCAGAAGGAAAACCAAGCATCCCAGATGATCAGATATTGAAGCCAGAGGTTGAGGGGGCCGAGATCTTAGATCTGGATCAGTGATATGCTCGATAAAGTCACATTCACTGGGATCAAGGGATTCAAGGCATTCTCAAGAGATCTTGAGAAATTGACTGTCAACACTAAATCAAGAACGGTTCCAACAATGATGGACATTCTTGCGGCGAGGATCTTATTGTATGCTAAAGAAAAAGTTCCAGTTCAGACTGGTGCGTTACGAGCCAGTGGAAGGATAGAAGACACCAAATCACAAACCAGAAGGGTCGTCGCCTTCGGTGGAAGCGGAACTCAGGTCATGTATGCGGCGGTCGTTGAATATGGTCGAGTGTCGTATGCCCCATTCGGAGCCAGACCATATCTCAGACCAGCGGTTCTCAAAGCAATGAGAAAAGTCAAACCAGAACTCAAGAAATCATTGAAAGATTCTTTGAAAACTATGAACAAACGATATGGCCATTCTGGGGTCATATGATCATAACATATTCACATCAATAGATAATTTCGGGACACTTTTTTCTGAGAGTATTTGAACTATGCAAACATTTCTGACTATACTTCGGCGACAGTCAGAAAATGAATATTGATGCCAAAAACATAGTCAGATTGGGAAATCTTCATAAGGGGGAGGCCGACGGTGATCATTTCATGATCACCGCCACAGAAGCGACAGGAACACCGGAGATGGTGTTCATGATGGGACTTCCAGCGGCAGGTAAAACAACAGTTGCAGAGATGGCTTACGAAGCAACCCACACATTCATCGACTGTGATCGAGTAAAGGAATCACATCCAGATTATGATCCACTAAACCCACAGACTCTTCACGCATGGTCAAAGTCAATAGTTGCTGATCAATTAGAAGATCTATTCCAGAACCCAACTAATGCAGTTTACGATTCATGTGGCGGAACACCAAGCAAAATGATTTCACTAATGGACCAAGCACGATCCGCTGGAATGAAAGTCACATTGAAGTTCGTGATCGTGGATCTTCAAACAAGCCTTGCTCGCAACGCACGAAGAGAGAGAAATGTTCCAGTCGAGATCTTGATCAAGAAGGCGGCTCAAGTTCAAGCGGCATTTGACCAGATCAAGATCCACGCTGATGAAGTTGTTGAAGTTGAAAATTACTACGAGAATCCAAACATGGACAACACACTTTGAACGGATCTGTGAAAAACCTTCACCATCTCAGACTGATCGTGGCGGAGGATATGGTGGGAGCAGACAATTCATCCAATGATGCCACACAGATCCAAAAAGGTCCAGCCTGTCGTCAGGCTGACGAATCTTATGATGAGTGTGTGTCACGCAAGATCCCAGAACTGATCGAGATGGATGGGATGAAGCAGGATCAGGCAATTGCGGTCGCCAAATCTATGTGCGAGACAAAGTGTTCTGAGAAAGCAACATCAGGATCTCTCAAGATTGGTGATTGGGCATCGTGGACAACGAGTAAAGGTGTATATGTCGGAAAGGTTGGAGCGATCCAAGAATCTGGGGAGATCTCAGTCGCAACCAGTGAAGGTGGATCAGAACGGATCGAAGCATCTCCTGAACGACGAGTCATTGTCATGAATGTATATGTGAACAACGAAGATGGATCTTATTCCAGATCTGATCGTATGGTCCCAGTTGCGGAATCCATGCTTCGGAATAGATCTGAGCCTGAGATCAAAAGTGTGGCCAAGAAAGTCACTGATCAAGTTCGTAAGACGTTAAAGAAAAAGGCTGAGGATCACAACAAGAAGGTTGGTGATGCCAAGACCAAGAGGACCACGACCAGAACTCTTGGATCCGTCTTTTTGAGGGGTGTTGGGGCGTATCGTCAGAACCCTCAGAGTGTTCGTCCAACTGTTAACTCAGCAGAACAGTGGGCCTATGCGAGAGTTAATTCCTTTCTCTATGTTTTGAGGAATGGCAGATTTCGTGGAGGCAAGCACGATACTGATCTCTTGCCGAAAGGACATCCTCATTCAACAAAGTCTATTGACACAAATACAAGAACCAAGAGAACTGATTTCCCGTCGAAGGGCGACGATAAGAAAATCAGTCTAAGAAACTCAAAATGGCCGATCTTTCCATCTGGGTATGCGGCCGATCTGAAAAGTGACTGGCCGAAGATCTGGGGAAAGGGAGGAAATATTCTTGGGAATACACAATATTCTCGATTGACAAAAGTTCTGGCTCAGGGAGGATCCGCCAAAACTCCAACAGATGAAAAGGCGATCCGATTGAGAGAAGCGTGGATGGCTCGACATTATCGTGATCATAGACTGGCTGGAGTGGTTGCACAAATCAAGTGGTTGGGGATCGGATCAAGAGGATTGGATCATATGAAAAAAGTGATCAACGACGAGAAGAAGAGATTGAGAAAGAGTGCGAACCGTGAAGAACCCCATGATCGTCTGGATGAAGTATGAGTGAAGCGTCTTTCGATCTCAAAACTGCAACAACCATATCAGATGACTCCAAATGGAACGATCTTGGAGGATCCGTTGCAGAGGTTGAAGTTCATTATCGAATGATCACTCCTTTCAGTGTCGATAAGGCAGTTGAAGGATCAAACGATGTCAAGATCACAGGGCCAGTGTATGTTGGTAATTCTGAAATGCTAGATCGTCACAATGAATTGGTTGACATGAAAGCGATCATGGATGCTTGGACGAATTATTCTAAGAATCCGGTGATCCTTTACAATCACTCTAAGACATACGGTGTGATCGGTCGAATGACTGATGTTAAAACTGGGACTATTGATGGAGTTCAAGTTCCAATTGGAACTGCAATCATAGACGGTGGAGAAAAAGACATCACTCGCAAGATCAGAAAAGGATTCCTGAAAGCATTTTCAATTGGTTTCATTGCCAAAGCCGCTGTCAAGATCTGTGAAGACGAAGAAACTTGTTACATGAAGTTCACCAAGATCGATTGGATTGAAACATCTGTCGTCGATGTCCCAGCCAGTCCCAACGCACTATTCTCAGTTACCAAATCAATCTTGGTTGGAAAGTGTGATTGCGTTGGAGAATGTAAGTGTGGAACCCAGAAAGGATGTGGTTGTGGATGCAAGGGAGAAAAGGCCCAGATCCAGACAGATGTATTCACCACAGTCGAAGAGGCTGAGGCTCGTGCTGAGGAACTTGGTTGTGAAGGAATCCATTCTCACAAAATAGATGGATCAGATGGTGAAAGAACTGTGTATATGCCATGCAACACACATGACGCATATACTGACGCAACAGGAGATGATCTGGAGACACCAGATACATATGACGAAGACAAGTATAATGACGATGACGACAAAGAAAAAATGGCAGAGATCTTTGACAACATTCTTGATCGTCTGACTGACATTGAAGATTCACTCCCCGATCAGACTAAGGATGGATCTGGCGATTCCCTTAATAGCCGCCTCTCAACATCGGAGAAGTCAATGGACACTCACGAGACTGATTTACCAATAGAGGACAAAGTTGCTGAGGCAACCGAAGAAGAGTCAGCACCAGTCGTGGATGCTACACTTAACACAGAAGTAACTGAACTTTCAAACGATACAGAGATCGTTGAAGAAAAGTCAGTTGAAGCAGAAGCAGAAGAAGAAGAAGTTCCAATGCCAAAGCCATCAGAAGTATTGATGGAAATAGGCACATACATGAAGTCACTCGACGAGAGACTTTCCATGATCGAAGCAAAGTTCGCACCAGAAGTTGAAGAATCCACAGATTCTCCAGATCATGAAGCGTTAATTGCTGAGAAAGATGCAATGATCGCTGATCTTGTTGCAGAAAAAGAGGCGAAGATCGCCGCTGATGCAATGGAGGCTGAGATCCAAGCAAGAGTTGACGCAGTATTGGCTGAGAAGGGGGTTGCTATACCATCCCGAAAGAGCATCGTCAACGCACCAGTCGTCGCTAAGAGTGACGTTACCAGATTCGACCCACAACCCAAAGTTAGTAAAGGCACAAACGGCCTTGCGAATTGGTTGGAAATGAACCTGTCACGCAGGGCTTGAGGGTCTAACAAAAAACAAAAAAACGGAGATGTAAAATATGTCAGAAACAGAAAATGAAGAAGTATTCACAGATGTTGTGGAAAGAGTGAAAGCCGCCCTCGCTGGAGTAGCCGCATCAAGCGGTGCAACTATGCTACCAACTGAGACGAGCGATGAGATCATCAAGATCGTATATGAGAAGAACTTCATGCGAAGTCTATTCCCAGCATTGCCTATGAGCCGTCAGACGGTTGATGTGCCATCCTTAACTGGATCCATCGCATTCCATGAGCAAACTCTAACTGATTCTCAAGATGGAACTGCACAAGCAGAGAGCCGTCACACAACTGCGAAACTAACATTGACTCTTAAGACAATGATCGCAAACGTGCCAATTGGTAACTATCTGATCGCATACGGTGTTGAAGGTCTTCTTTCAGTTATTCGTGACGATATAGCATCTCGATTAGCATTCAACGAGACTAACTTGTTCATCAATGGTGACACTGAAACTGGCAACGGTTTCACTGACAACATCAACGGTATTTACAACGCATCAACTAACCCTAACGGTGTTGACGCATCGAACAATGATTATCTGTTAATGTTCGACGGTCTTCGCAAAGGGGCTGGAAATCTC